TTCTCAACAACAAAGATCTACAAGTTCTGCAGTTGAATCTTTTAGAAATGAGATGGTAAAAGCAAATGAAACAAACATAGATATTCTATCTGCAACAGCAAATATGTATTATGATCTTCTTGAATCGCAAGGAGTTAATGTTCAACTTATGGAACCTCCTAATAATGAAGATAAAACTATACTAGATAATAAAGAACCTAACTTACTACCAAACAATAACGAGGAGACTGATCAATGAGAGTTACTGTTATACCAATTGACAAAACTATTATTGTTGATGGAAATGGAATTGTGTTAGAAAAATGGGATTTTGAAGATTCTCATATTCATGCAATTCAGTGGATTCATGATAATGGTCATATTGAATTAAAAACAACAGATCCAAATGTTGTTCTTGAGGATATTACTTTTGTTCAACCTTATATCGATGCTTACATGGCATCTCTTCCTGTTATGGAAGAAAAAATTCTTCTTGAGCAAGAAGAACAAAGACTTCGTTCTGAAAGAGAAGAAGAAGAAAAACAAAAATTTATAGAAGATCAGAGAAAGCAAAGAGAAGAAATTGAAAAGTTAATTGAACAAAATAAAAAAATCAGACAAGAGAAAGTAAGATTAGAGAAGGAAAATACTCAAATAATTGAAGAATCTGAGTTAATTAAGCAGCGTCAACAACTTGAATTAGATCGTATTGAATTTGAAAAAAAAGCAGAGTTAGAATCTCTTAAGCATTCAGAAACCATCAAAAAAATCAATCAAAGTGATAATGAATTGATGGAAAGGTATAAAAGATTAAATGATGAACTTGATAAACAAAAATTACAAATGCAAGAAGAGCAAAAGAAGTTTATCGAATTGATTGACTTGAAAGAAAAAAGTATAGAAAATGAAAGGAAAGAACTTGAAATAAGGAAGCAATCTCAACTTAATCTTATTAAGAGTGAAAGAGAACGAATTGAAAAAGAACAAGAACAAATGGAGTTGCAAAAGAGTACTTTTGAAACTGAACTAGATTATCAGAAACAAATTATAACTCTTCTAGCAGAGTCTCTAGATGTTGAAAGAAAGAATATTGAAAAGGTAAAAGAACTATTTGCTGAAGAGCAACTTAAGAATGAAGAATTTTCTCTATTGAGAAACAATGAATTAGAAAGAGAACAAGAACTTTATAATTTAAGAGTTGAAGAAATTAAATCCATGAAGAAAATTCTGGAAGATGATATTCATGAAAAAGAAAACGTCTTAAATCAAAAGAAAGTAGAATCTATTTCTTTCATTCAAGATATTGCTGACCAACAAATAGAAAACTTTAAATCGGAATTAGATATTCAAAAACAAAGATCTTTAAATGAATTAAGTAAGAATAATGAATCTGAAGAAATTTCATTGGAAAAATTAGAGCAAATTCTAAATGAATTAGATCCTAATGAAGTTTATACTAAATTAACTTCTGGTGAAATTGATGAAAATAATTTCCCTGTAGAAAAAGCAGTTGTATGGTTTTCTGCTCTTAAAAAAGCAATGGATCAATAATTAATTAATATTTAATATGAACTCTGATTTATTACAAAATAATTATAAATTAATTAAAAATTTTATACCAGAAGATAGAGCGATTCAATTATATAAAGAATTTAAATTATGTGATTCTTTTTATAATTTCTCTGGAGATCCTCAATCTCCAAATTCTTCAGCTGTCTATAATTATTTGCCTTCTTTAGAACTTCTTTGCGAAAAAACAAAAGAAGTTTCTGAAATTACTGAAGAAATTGTTCTTCCAACTTATACATATTCTAGAATTTATAGAGAAGGAAGTGTTCTAACAAAACACACTGATAGAAGTTCTTGTGAAATTTCTTTAACAGTTCATTTATATGGAGATAAGCCATGGCCTATATGGATACAAACTCCATCTAATACAAATAAATGTTTAATATTAGAACCAGGAGATGCAATGCTCTATCTTGGATGCATTGCTCCTCACTGGAGAGATGAATACGTTGGAAAAGAATACGCTCAATTCTTTCTACATTATGTTAGGAGCAGAGGATCTGCTGCTGTATCATACTTTGATAAAGGTATTGTTAGAGAACCAAAACTAGAAAAATTAATCGAGGAGTATAAAGAAATGGGTTGGTTAACTGAAGATAAAATTATGGCGGGATCTTTGGATAACAATAGTAGTAGTTTTTTAAGAGGAAAGTCTACTGAAAAATATGTTTTTCCCTTTAGAGAAACTCCAAATATTACAGAAATAAAAACTAATACAGTTAAAAAAACTATAGAAGTTGATATTGATGATGACTTTATTATTTACGGAGATGAAAGTAGTCCATTTAGCATAAACAAAAAATATTCAGAATCTACAGAACAAAAATCAATATCTAATAATTTTTCTGATAAACCTTTAAAGGATTTTATCAAAGTATTTGATAATGCTTTAGATCCTACAATTTGTCAAACCATTTTGAATGAATATAAAAATTCATCTGAATGGAAAGAAACTTTGACTGGAAGTGGACATGATCCAAATTCAAGAAATTGCTCAGTGATACCAATTTCTCTTCAAGATATTATCAATCAAAATCCACAAATACGACAAATGATTGATCAATCTTTGTTTGAATGTGTATCAAGTTGTATTGACAGATATAGTGAAGAAACTACTACAACTGATTTAGAAATTCAGGAAGATTCTGGATACGAACTTCTCAGATATTTTGAGGGAGAATTTTATATTCAGCATACAGATTCTTTTAAAGAATCACCAAGAGCAATAACTTTTATTTTATCAATTAATGATGACTATGAAGGGGGTGAAATATCATTCTTTAATAGGGAATTGACATATAAACTAAAGCAAGGATCATGTATAATGTTCCCTTCAAACTTTATGTACCCACATGAAATTAGACCCATAATTAAAGGAACTAGATATTCAATCATTACTTGGTTAGTATGAAAATAGTTGAAAGCAAAGATCATATAATGATCTTTGATGATGTTGTTTCAAAAAGAGATTGTAATACAATTATTAGATTATTCAATTTATCTGAATATGCTGGTAATTGTACTAAAGAAAGATATAGTAGTGGAGTTAATTCTTTAAGAAGAAATGATTTTGCTATGGGAACTTGGGATTTTCCTATGGTAAACAACTTTGTGAATACAAAAGTTTATGAATGTTTTGAGTTATATAAAAATCAATTTTTTCAAATAGAATCTGTAAATATTGATTTTGATGAGGTAAAAATTCAAAGAACTCCTATTCGTGGAGGTTTTCATGATTGGCACTGTGAAATTGGAGACATAAAAACTATAGAAAGGTGTTTAGTATGGATGTTATATCTTAATGATGTACCTGAAAATGAAGGTGAAACAGAATTTTTATGGCAGAAAATTAGAGTTAAACCTAAGGTAGGAAGATTCGTTATGTGGCCTGCCTTTTTTACTCATGTACATAGAGGAAATCCTGTATATTCCCATTCAAAATATATTGCTACTGGATGGGGAAATTATACCGATCTTGATTTTGATAAGTATTATTTTAGAGATGATAATGGATTTCATCATAAAAGATTTGACTTTAATTGATTTTTGTGATATGCTTTAGTTGTTATGAAATTTAGAGTATGGCACTTTCTCAACAGGTACAATCATCTTTAAAGGATGCAGAATCAAACTTAAGGAATGCCCTTGCATTTGCTGCGAGAAATGAAAAACCTTTTGTTAATGTAGTCATATCCAAAATGATTAGAGATATTGATAGTATTATCTCCACAGAAAACCTTCTTGATCAACTAGAAGAGCAAACAAAAAAAGATCCTGGTTCTTGGGGAAATATTTTTGGTAACTGATATTTTTCCAGAGGGTTTTGATTTTAAGAACTGTAACAGCAACATAAATACAACCTTAAGAAAAGCATACATAAAAGAGGAGTGTGTTAGGATTTAAACACAAATGCACTCAAGGAGGTTACCTTGGAACTATCAACTGAAGAATGGAACGAATTAGTTGCATTAAAAAACGCTATCAATTATAATCCATCTTCTGTCCATTACGAAAAAATGGAACGATTCACCGAACTTATGGTTAAGACACTTGAGGGAAA